GATCGACAAGGTGAACATGATCCGCCGCATCAACGGCGCCGATCAGCTTGAATCCATCCGCAACGCAATCGGCGTCTGATGAGCAGCCGTAACCCCCACCCCAACACCGCCAAGATCACCCTCGACTTCCCGATCACCGTGTCGGGGGTCGAGGTGTCTCATCTGATCATGCGCCGCCCCAAGGTGCGCGACATCATGGCGGCGCAAAAGAGCGGCGGCAGCGAAGCGGACATGGGCGTCACGCTGGTGGCGAACCTGTGCGAGATCACGCCTGATGACGTGATGGAGCTCGACAGCCTCGACTGGGACAAGTGCGAGGCGCAGGTCCAGGCTTTCAAGTCGGCCAGGTCTCAGAAGACCAGCTGAGGCAAGCGATCATCGTCTTGTCGAAGCTGACTAACTGGGGCCTGGCCGAGGTGCTGGACCTGGAGGCTGACGAGTTCTGGGCTTACTTCAAGCAAGCCCAGATCGTTGAGAATGAGATTGCCAAGCAACTGAGGCCCAAATGATCGGCGGCGGCCCCCAGAAGATCACGGTCGAGATCGGCGGGAAGATCGGCGCCAGTCTCGGTGCGGCTCTGCGCGGCGCGCAGATGCAGGTGTCGTCGTTCGGGCGGAACGTCAGCCGGACGATGAATGACGCCGCCTCGGCCGGCAAGAAGGGCTTCAAGGGGATGTTCGACAACGCGCTGTGGCAGCAGGCCGCAGCCGGCGCTGCGGCGATTGGCGTGGGCATGGTGGCCAGCGTCAAGGCGGCCGCGCAGTTCGAGCAGGTGCTGAGCGAGATCGGCAAGACCTCCGGCGCCACGAGCGTGGAAATCAAAGGCATCAGCAAGGATCTGCTGTCGCTCTCCGGCCGCAACCGCACCAACCTCGGCCCGAAGATCCTGGCGGACGGCGTGCAGGATCTCGTCGCCCAGGGCCTCAGCCTCAAGGATGCAGTCGCCTCGATCGAGTCGCTCGGCCGCGTGGCGACCGCCACCAACTCCGAGCTGACCGACGTCACCAAGACCGGCTTCCAGCTGCAGAACGCGCTGAAGATCCGGCCGACTGAGCTCAAGGCCACCTTCGATGCGCTGGCCTTTGCCGGCAAGCAGGGCGCCTTTGAGCTGAAGGACATGGCGCAATTCATGCCCACCATCGCTTCTGCTGCTGGCGACCTGGGGATCACCGGCAAGAAAGGCGCGATCGAGCTGGCCGCCATGATGCAGATGGTGCGCAAAAACGCACCCGACTCTGGTCAGGCCGCGACCCGCCTCACTGATGCACTGCTGAAGATGACCGCGCCAGACGCGGTGAAGAACTTCAAGGAGTTCGGCGTCAACATCGAGCAGGTGATGGCCGACGCGCGGAAGAAGGGCATCAACCCGATGGAAGCAGCAATCGATGAGCTGCAGCGCGTCACCGGTGGCGACATCTTCGAGCTGAGCAAAATCTTCGGCGATAAGGAGGCCAAGCTCGGCCTGATGTCGCTGATGAAATACCGCAAGGAGTACGAAAAACTGAAGGCCGAGGCGGGCGGATCGGCCGCGGCCGGCACCGTCGACAAGGACTACCAGCGCCAGGTCCAGACCTTCGCGGGCACGCTGACGAGCTTCCAGAACACCAGCCAGCGGCTTGGTATCACGCTGGGCAATGCGCTGCTGCCGTCGCTCACGCGCATCGCTGAGGCGATCACGCCGCTCGTCGAGAAGTTCGCAGCCTTCGCCGAGGAGAACCCGCGCATCACGACCGGCATCGTCGCCGTCGCTGGCGCCTTTGCTGGGCTCGTCGCTGTGGCGCCGTTCGTTTCCGGCCTGATCGGCGTGATCACCACGATCGGCCCTGCGCTCGGCGGCATCGCGGCCGCGGCAACCGGCCCCATCGGCATCGCCGTGCTCGCCGTCATCGGCCTGGGCCTCGCGTTCAAGGCGGCCTACGACAAGTTGGGCTGGTTCCGCGATGGCGTGAACACCTTCGCCGCTTCAGTGCGGCAGGCCTTCGGCGGCCTCGTCACCTACATCGGCGGCGCGTGGAAGGTCTTCACCGGCATCCTCACCGGCGACACCCAGCGGATCCAGCAGGGCTTCACGCAGGCGTTCAGCGGCCTGCGCACGATCTTCAGCGCCTGGGCCGGCTGGGTGACGAGCGTCTTCCGCGGCGTCGGCGCAACGCTCGCGGCGGTGCCGAACGCCGTGGGCAATGCCTTCCGGGGCCTGGCGACCGCTATCCAGCTGGTGACGCAGAACATCTTCAGCGCCTTCCAGCGCGTCGGCCCGGCGATCCTCTCGGTGATGTTCCCGATCCCCGCCGCGATCTACCGCTTCTTCACGCAGGCGCAGATTGGCCAGCAGATTGTGCAGACGATCATCAACGGCCTCAAGGCCAGGGCCTCCGCGCTGTTCGGCTGGATCTCCGGCGCCTGGGCGCGGATCAAGAGCATCGTCGGCGGCGGCGGCGGCGGAGGCGCCCCTGCAGGTGCGCAGCCGCCCGGGCGGGCTTCGGGCGGGCCCGTGCGCGCGGGGCAGCCCTACATCGTCGGCGAGCGGCGTCGTGAGCTGTTCGTGCCTGGCATGGATGGGGCGATCATCCCGCGCGTCGCCCGGCCCGTTGCAGGCGGCGGCGGTGTCACCATCAACGCCCCCGTTACCATCAACGCAGCGGGAGGCGACGCGATGGCGATCCGCGATCAGGTGCGCATGGCGTTCGAGGATCTGATCGCCCGCGCTTACGGCGACTACCGGGTGGCGCTCAATGACTAGGCCGCTCTTCCAACTCGGCAGCTTCCAGTTCGACCTGCCGAACGGCGTCCCGCAGACGCTCGACCGCACGGCCGAGTATCGCTGGGAAGGCCAGGACCGGCTGCTCCGCGACCCGGCGGTGCAGTTCCTCGGCCCCGGCAGCCAGGAGATCACCCTCGACGGCCAGCTGTTCCCGGGATTCTCCGGCCGCCAGAGCACGATGGAGACGCTGCGCGAGCTCGCCACCCAGGGCCAGCCGCAGATGCTCACCGACGGCCTGGGCCTCGTCTACGGCAAGTGGGCGATCAAGCAGATCCGCGAGGGCCTCTCGACCTTCGCGCCCGGCGGCGGCGCCCGGCAGATCGGCTTCAGCATCAGCCTGGTTCGCTACGTCGAGGACAATCCGGGCGACGCCGCGAGCCCGCTTGCGTTGGACTTCAACAGCACCGCCGCGTTCGGCCTCGGTTCGGAGTTGCCCAGCTTTACTGAAGCTGACTCCGCGTTCAAAGCACTCGATTGGGCGAGTGACCCGCAGTTCAGCGCGATGACGACTCAGGCGCAGCAAGGCGGCTTCAGCCTGGGTCAGCTCGCAACCATCGCTACCACTGGCGCCAGAATCGCGCAGCAGGTCAGCTCTGGCCAGTATGTCAACGCGGCCTTGGGCGCCTTCGGGGCGCTTGGAATCCCGGTCGACCAATCTGATGCGTGGACTCAGATCGGCATCAGCGCCGCCAGACTGGCCGAGTCCTACGCAAACGGCAACGGCCCAACCGGCATGGCTTTGGCGATGGAGGTCGCATCATCAATCGGAGCCCCGGCGCTGCAGCAACTCGGGATAGTTGCACCAGAAGATCTGCAATCCATCAATTCGCTGCTGGAGAGCACCGCAACAGTCACGGAGATCCTGAAGGTAGACCCTGCAGTCACAGAGTCGCTGAGGCCATTGATCGTTTTGACCGGAGGATGAGATGAGTCAGCTCTACATCACTCGCCAGTTCGATGAGCTCGATGAGATCTGCTGGCGCTACTACGGCCGCACGCAGCAGACCGTCGAAGCGGTGATGCTGGCGAACCTAAACATCGCCGAGCTCATGCCCGTCCTTCCCGAAGGCGTGACGATTCTGCTCCCTGATTTGCCGGCCCCGAGCACCAGCAAAACGGTCCGCATCTGGGATCAGCCGGTCACTGCAACGCCTGGCACCGGAGCAGCATGAGCACGCCAGGCTTCAGGATCGAGGCGAACGGCGGCGACATCACCCGGCTGATCGCCGACCGGCTCGTCAGCTTGCGCATCACCGACCAGGCGGGGCAGCAGAGCGACAGCCTGGAGATCACCCTCGACGACCGCGACAAGCGCATCCCCGTCGCCAACAGCGGCACCTGGATCCGCGTCTGGCTGGGCTACAGCACCGGCGGCCGCACGCCCGTCTACATGGGCGCCTTCGCCGTCGACGAGGTGGAGCTCAGCATGGGCCCGCGCTCGATGGTCATCAAGGCGACCGCAAGCAACACTGCGCCGACGCTCGTCAAGGAGCAGAAGACGAAGAGCTGGCACAACACCACGCTCGGCCAGATCGTGCAGGAGATCGCCCAGCGCAACAACCTCACCGCGGTCATCAAGGGCAACCTCGCCGGCACGCAGATCAAGCACGAGGACCAGACCAACGAGAGCGACCAGGGCTTCCTCACGCGCCTGGCCGAGAAGTACCGCGCGACCATCAAGCCTTCCGACGGTCGGCTTGTGGTCGTGCCTCGGGGCGACAAAGACAACGCGGGCAGCGTCACCATCAAGCAGGAGGACGTCACCAGCTGGCGCGCGACG